AGTTTAGCGTAGCAGGTAGCAATACTGACATTGCTCAAGCTTTGAAAACATGTATTAACACATCTAGTGACGGACACGGCGGTCTAATTACCGCAAGTGGATCAAGTCATATTTTAACGCTTACACAAGATACTACTGGGACTGCGGGCAATAGAACTATAACAAACGCAGGTTCACCTTTAAGTAACACCGTTATTTCTTCTAGGTTTACTGGAGGTAGAGACGGTGGAGAAATGATCTTTCCACAAACAGGAATATACTTAGTAAGTTGTACTTCTAATATTGCAAGAGCGAGTGCTGATGTTACTAGTTTAGGTTTAAGTATATTAGCAAGTAGTAACTTTGATAACTCAGGTGGTGCAGCTACCTATACACAAATAGCAGATACTTTTGGTTGTGTACATACGGATGCTCCTAGAATGATGCTTCATGCTTCAGTAGCACTAGACGTTACTGATGTCAGTACCACAGTTGCTAGATTTAGATATGACACTAACGGTGCTGCTACTATAGTAGGTGATACTAATTTAAACAAAACATACTTTCAGTATTTAAGAATAGGAAGCACCTAATGAATGAAGAGATATTAGTAGCTCTAGGTAGACTAGAGGGTAAAGTCGATGCTTTGATAACTCGTCAATCACTTATAGATGAAGAGTTGGGAAGGCAAGAAAAACGTATACGTTCCCTAGAACAAAGTAAAAGTTGGGTACTTGGTGCTGCTGCGATGGTCGGGGCTGCCGTATCTCTTTTAGTTAAATTTTTAAAGTTGGAGAATTAAAATGATAATTCATAAATTTTTTGAAGCAGATGGTACTACGTTTCCTATTGTAGACCAAGCTGACTCAACCGTTATAAGAGTAAATTTTGTAAACGATGTCCGAACAGGGATTTTTCATTGCCAAAACACAAATGCACAAGAAACAAATGTAACCTTAAAAGGTTCAATGGATGGCGAAACAGATTCGTATGTAACTGTTCATACATTTACTTCATTGCAATCTGACGGGACTGATGCTGCTTCTGCCGTTGTAACTTTATTTCCTTATATGAAAGTTATTCAAACCGCAGCAGGTTCTATTCGTGCTTATTTAGGAGAGTAATTATGCCTTTATGGAATCCAAGTAGTAGTGCCAATAATTTAAAATGTTGGATTAGAGGAAACGGTCAACGAACAGTTTCAGGTACAGATATTATCGCTTTGTACGATGAAAGTGGGTCTGGTAATGATATTGATCAAGTAGCTTCGTCTCCTGATACAAAACCTCAGACAGGACGTTTTATTAATGATATTCCTGCTTGGGATTTTACTCCTGTTGATATTACAAATGGGGCTGGTTTATGGTCAGCTACTGATGCAGACATTCTGGAAGCAGATGACCATGACTTGCAGTTAACAATTGTATTTAAAAGAGATGCCGTATCTGCTAACCAAACAATAATAGCCGAACATGCTTTTGGAAATAGTTTAAGTATTATGGGTCGAACAAGTGATTTTAGGATTCCTGTAGATACTTCAGGTAACTTAGATTTTGGATCTACTACTACATCTGCTGCTTTTATTCATTTGCAATTTGATGATTCCGCAGAAACATTAACAGCATTTTTAAATGGGGACTCAGGTACATCTGATACAGGTGTTGCTGATTTACGAAAAGGCTCTACTAATAGACAATTTGGTATAGGTATTGAAGGCAATGCTTCAGGTAGTGGTAGAACTCGTCCTTTTGATGGGCTTATAGCAGAGCTGTTTGTTTATCACGGTGTTGCTGCTGGCGGTGGAGCTGCCGAACAACCAATATCTTTTGAAAGAGAAATTAGTGAAGGATACGTTGCTCATAAATACAACATTACAATTTCAACAGCTAGTCATACATACAAAAACGGTCCACCTACAGCTTGTCATTGCGTAGCTAAACAGACTTTATCGACTACTTTGCTGTCTGCTTCGGTAAAAAACCCTGCGGATTTACAGCAAGGACTTAATGTATTTGATGAACGGAGATAACAATGGACAAAGAAAAACTATCGTCTTTACATGCGGTACTTACCGAATTGCTTTTAGAAAAGATACAAAGTGGTGAGGCTTCTTCAGGTGATCTGAGTGTAGCCCGTCAGTTTCTAAGAGACAATGGTATTGATGCCAATGTAAACCAAAGTGAACCCTTATTGAACCTTGCGAAGGTTCTTCCGTTTGAAGCTAAAGAACAGATAGAGGAAGCAGGATGACACAAGATGCAGAGTATGGAAGAAGTGACGACACTCATCAAGGATGTAGGTTTTCCCATTGCTGCTGCGATAGGTGCAGGTGTTGTCGTATGGTGTATGATCTCCTGGCTAAAATCGAGTCTTGTCTCGAAGCTAGACCAAAACAATGCCATGATTGTAAAACTAATTGATCGTTGTCGTGCTTTAGATAATTCAATTGTTCGACTAGAATTACTTATGAGATTAATGAACGACCTCCCACCTGATTGGGAGCGTACTGGTAAACTAGATCCTGAAGACAGACGAAAGGATTAACGTGACTTTAAAGTTTGAAAAAGAAGAGGTGTATCCAGAAAGAGATACTTCATTACCTTCTTGGCAGACGGTGGCTGAACAATTAGCTAAACGAGAAGGTACTGACAAAGTTATATCTTCTGGAGCAGCCCATCAGTATTACCAAAGAGCCGTTAAAAAACTTCGTACTAAACTACAACAAGATCCTGTGATCTTAGAGTATTTAATGTCTACTAAACTTTGGAAAGGAAACAATAATGTCAAAGCTAAGTAAACGTCAAGAATCTACTATGAAAAAGCATAAAAAACACCATACCACTAAACATATGGCTCTTATGCGTAAACTTATGATTAAGGGTAAATCTTTTACACAAGCTCATAAAGAAGCTATGAAAGAAGTAGGTAAATGAAACGTAAGTTTAAAAAAGTAGCCAAGACTAAAGGTGGAGTTCCTAAAAAGTATGTACAAGGAGCTAAGAACCCTAAGGCTAGAGAAGCAGAAATAAAAAGAACGGCAAGGCTGTACCGTGAGGGCAAACTTACCAAAGCTATGATGGATCGTATAAGTATTCAAAGGAGTAAAGGATAATGTCTAAATACAAATCTATACCAGGAGCTAGTAGATTCTCTAAAGAAAAACTAGACAAAGTATACAAACGAGGTCTTGGAGCGTATTACTCCTCAGGTTCAAGACCAAAGGTCTCTGCTCATCAATGGGCTATGGGTCGTGTCAAAAGTTTTGTAACTGGTAAAGGTGGAGCTAGAAAAGCTGACAAGGATTTGTTAATTAAGAAGAAGAAATAAAATGCCACACGCTAATAGAAAAAAATTAATGATTAAAAGGTATGGGCTAAAAGGTGTCAACAAAGCCAAGCGTACTCCAAAGCACCCTAAGAAATCCCATATTGTTCTAGCCCAAGAAGGACATAAACTTAAGATCATTCGGTTTGGACAACAGGGTAAAACTGGCGACCGAACCATGACAAAAAGAGCCAAGTCGTTCAAAGCTCGTCACGGTAAAAACATAGCTAAAGGAAAAATGTCTGCTGCTTACTGGGCTAATAAGGTAAAGTGGTAGTATGGATGAAAGACTAAATGATTTTAGAAACTTTTTATATCTTACTTGGGAACAGCTCGGACTCCCTGATCCTACTCCTATCCAGTATGACATTGCTGAATACATTCAGGATGGTCCAAAGAGGCGTTGCATACAGGCGTTTAGGGGTGTGGGTAAATCTTGGATTACTTCTGCTTATGTGTGCCATCAACTACTCTTAGATCCCGCTAAGAATATCTTGGTCATCTCAGCGTCTAAACAACGAGCCGATGACTTCAGTACGTTTACCCTGCGGTTGATTGATGAAATGCCCATATTGGCTCACCTAAAACCAGGAGAAAACCAAAGGAACTCTAAGTTGGCATTTGATGTTGGACCTGCTCCAGCCAGTCACGCTCCTTCGGTTACTTCCAAAGGTATTACCTCACAGATCACAGGAAGTCGTGCTGACATTATTGTTGCCGATGACGTTGAGTCTCTTAACAACTCCGCTACTCAAATGATGCGAGACAAACTGTCACAGCAAATCCAAGAGTTTGACGCTGTGATTAAACCCGAAGGTAATATTATTTATCTTGGTACTCCTCAAACAGAACAATCCATCTACAACAACCTACCCACCAGAGGGTATGACGTAAGGATATGGACTGCTCGAATACCTACTGAAAAACAGAAGGTAGGCTATGGGTCTAAATTAGCCCCTACGATTGCGTCTAACGAGTCCGAGGCAGGAACACCCACAGATCCATTAAGATTTAATAACTTCGATCTCATGGAACGTGAGGCTTCCTATGGACGATCTGGGTTTTCCTTGCAGTTCATGCTAGACACAGCCCTTAGTGATGCCCATAGATACCCATTGAAACTGTCGGATCTTATTGTGATGAGGTTGGACAAAGAGAATGCACCTGAAAAGGTAGTGTGGGCTGGTACTCCAGAGTATGCCTACAAGGATCTACCTTGCGTTGGTATGGCGGGAGATCGTTTCTTTATGCCTATGGGTACTCATGGAGAACTTGCTCCATATCAAGGCTCAGTCCTTGCTATAGACCCTGCGGGTAGAGGAGCTGATGAGACTGCTTATGCGGTGGTCAAGATGTTGAACTCTCAGTTGTTCGTAGCCGAATGCGGAGGTATTCAAGGAGGGTACTCCGAGGATGTCTTGAAGTCGTTGTCTATGATTGCGAAAGACCACAAGGTCAATGAGGTCATCATTGAGTCTAACTTCGGTGACGGTATGTTCAACCAATTGTTGACTCCTGTGATGAATAAAATACATAGAGTCACCATTTCTGAGGTAAGACACTCAAAACAGAAAGAAAGACGTATTGTAGATACCCTAGAGCCTGTGATGAATAGCCATAAGCTGATCGTAGACGAAGCAGTCATTAAGAATGACTATGAGTCCACCAAGCATTACACACCAGAAAAAGCCCTGAGATACCAATTGTTTTATCAAATGACACGAATAACCAAAGAACGAGGAGCTTTAGCCCATGACGATAGGTTAGACGTATTGGCTATAGCGGTGAACTATTGGGTAGAACAAATGGCTAGGAATGTAGACGATGCGATTAAAGACGCTCATAACGATAGATTGACCAAAGGACTACAAAAATTTATGGATTCTGCTTTAGGAAGAAAATCAAAGGGTAACTCATGGATAAACACAAAATTCTAAAAGATGCTGTCTTTTCGTTTATTGACGCTTGGGAAGAATTTTTGTTAGACAAAATGTCTACTGAAGAGGTCACAGAGTACATCGTAGACATGCTTGAGAAGACGAAAGATTAATTAGGTACAACTATAGGTAGGACTATAAGTAAAACCCTAGTGTTTATTATTTATAAATATAACAACTATAGGTACTTATACCTAAAGATAACTAAAGGAGAACCTTATGTATTACTCTAAGTTACAGATTAAGAAAAAACCTAAGAAAAAGAAAAAGAAATGAATTGGGAGTTTATTCCAGGGGAGAAACCAATTATGTTGAAAATAGGTACACTTAATGTTCCTGTACTCAGTAAAGAACTAGAAGAAGGAACTTTCGGTGAATACCACCATTTCCCTGAGCCTGTGATTAAAATAAACTATAAGCTCAATAACCAAGCCAGAGCCATGACTCTACTCCATGAAGTCCTAGAGTGCATTGATGCGAACTATGGGTTGGAACTAGAAGAATCAACTATCTGTACACTTGAGCAAGCACTTACTATGGTCGTTCGAGATAACCCTAAGAAGTTTGAAGAATGGACCTCTAGGATCTTAAAATGACTAAAAGAAACTACCGCAGAGAATACGATCAGTACCACGGGACTAAACTTCAAATCAAACGTAGAGCCTCCCGAAACAAAGCTAGAAGATTAGCCAACGGTCGCAAAGGGGATGGACTTGATGTAGACCATAAAGATGGGAATCCTATGAATAACTCAAAGGGGAACTTGAGGAAAGTCTCTAAGAAATTCAATAGGTCTAGGAAATAATTTAACAAAAAAATTCGTTAGGGTTATATACGTTGTCATAGTCGTGATCACCCCGTTGGGGTCCTGTCGATTGTGTATCCTGTAAGTTTTTCCAGGGTGGTCCTGAGTCGATGATAGTCAACAGGGCGGTCAGTCGGTGCAAATAAATACTATTAATTAAATTCTTTTCGGTGGATCTTGAGTCAACCGATGTAATATTTTTATGATGTCTTAACGTTTGAATTTGTTTTTATCTGTTTCTCTTTTTTATACCGATTGTATTTTTTTTTATTTTACTTTGCCTAATGTATTAATTAAATACGCTTTTAATAGTAAGACCATTAGGAGGATCTTAAAATGTTTATTGATAATATTCTAATATTTGTAATTAATGTATTATTTTTAATTATGTGTTTAATGTGCCTACGTTGTTGTATTTGGATCGTTTTAGAGGATTACATCTATATATATGACTTTGAGAATAAAATAGTTAATAAATTTAAAAAATTGTTTAATATTAAAGGTTGACCAATAAGAAACCGATAGACTACAATCATAACAGTTAAAGAATAGTTCTTTAGCTAAGACCAAAGGAGGATCTAAAATGTTTGAACATGAACTCACCGAAAAAGAAGCATGGAATATTTTTAACCAGCATGATATCCCAGACACTTGGGAAGACTTCGAGCAATACTGCAAGGATAACAATACTACTTGTACTGCTCCAGGTGTGTTATTTGGGTGGTTAGGATACTAAAAACAATAAACCAAAGGAGGATCTTACAATGACCAGTAAGAAACAATATAAGAAAGTAACTACAAACGACCTTCACAATCAAATACTTGAGACTATGGTAAAAGATGTAGAACAAGCTATAGAAACAGGTAGACCAACAGCATGGGAAAAACCCTGGAAAGGAATCAATAACGCACCTAAGAATGCTATAACTAAAAAGCCTTATAAAGGTATTAATACTTTTATCTTAGGAATGCAACCGTATGCCAATCCTTATTACTTGACTTTTAAACAAGCTAAGGATCTCGGCGGATCTGTAAGAGCTGGCGAAAAGTCATGTGCTACAATCTACTTTTATAAAATGCTTAAGAAGACTACTAAAACGAATGTAAAAGATGATAGTACAAAGGACGATACTTTCTTTATGATGAGAAGACACCCAGTTTTTAACGTCTCACAATGTGATATTCCTCAAGATAAGCTTGAAAAGCTTCAACCTGTTAAGAATGAAGTATTGAATGATGAAGATAATTGGCTAGAGGCTGATCATTCTCTTCTTGAATTTATGGATAGAGACGATATAAAACTACAACACCATGATAAGGATATGGCTTGTTATATTCCTAGCCTAGATACCATAAAAATGCCTCTAAGGACATCTTTTAAGAATGACCACGAATATGTATCAACCTTAGCACATGAATGTGTCCACGCTACAGGTCACGAAAACCGATTAAAAAGACAATCCAGCGATAAGGTCAGGCGGTTCGGCTCTAAGGATTATTCCAGGGAAGAGCTAGTCGCCGAAATGGGAGCAGGCTTATTTTCAGCTATACACAATATAGATATTCCTATCGTTCAAACTAATAGAACTGAGTATCTTAGAGGCTGGTTAAAGTCTTTTAAGAATGATCCTAAAATGCTGTACTGGGCGGGATCAAGAGCGTCTAAGGCTATTAATTACATACTAGATATTAAAGATATTCAAGAAGATTAAACCGACATCGGGAACATTCTTAGAGTGTTCCTAATGTTGTTTTAATAGTGAAACAATAAACGACCTAAGGAGGTTATACAATGGACAACGTAACTAATTTCAATATGAGGCGGGACGTTCAAGCCTTGAAAAATAGCTTTAAAAAAATTGATACAATGAGTTTAAAACGGTTGAATGGCTGTAACGCATTATTAGATAGACTAAAGGATAAACATCCAGAAGTGTTGTACGCTATTTCTAAGGCTGATATTAAATTTTTATCTGCATTAGCGTCCAACAAGTTGAAGGAATTTTATGACCAAGAATATAAATGTTATAAAAATAAACTTGAAGAGGAGCTAAAAAAATGATTATAGAGCTACTTATCCCAATCATTTTAGTCGTGTTTGTTTTTGTTATTATTCACCGATATGAAGACCCTGGAGAGTTGAAAAGAGATTTAGACTTGGCGAAGCGTCTACAGGATTTTAGTCGTGAACGTCAACGTCAGGAAGACCAAACAAGAAA